GTTCTTATCTTATTCATAAAGATAATACAGAAATCGGTTAGTAACTCACCATTCTCTTCTGGAATAAGACCATTACGTTTTTTATACCCATCTGCATCTTCCATATCTATGTATATTCCCATGATAGGATTATGGTCTTTGGTCATTCTTATTGCATGGTCAGCTTCGCTTGTTGCTTCATCCGCGTTTAGTGCATATCCATATATATAAGCCCCATATGGCATGCCTATTCTTTCACATTCTTGCATGTTTCTTATAGCTTGCTTATCATCCTGGCTTTCAAAGTTAGAGCCGTATCCAACTCTAACCATCGCGAATAACTTTCCCGAAGCTTTAATGGAATCCCAATCTAGAACACCATTGTTATCACTTACATCAATTCCTATATACATATTATTTATCCCCTGGTTTCTTATAAAATCTATTCCATAATTCATATAGTTGATCCCAGCCATTTGTTACAACAAAGGAGACGAAAAAGCTTAATAATATCGCCCCCACAATGTAATACCAGACCATTCTCATATTGTTATACTGAATATAGATAATAACCGTCAAAACAGTCAGTATCAAACTTGTTACAGATACCTGCAGTGCTGTTGGTATCTTGTTTAAAAAGCTAAAGCTCTTTGTTACCTGGGTGACTACTGATGTCAAAAACGCAAGTACCCCAATTACTGTTACTAATATTGCTAAGTTACTAATTAAAATTTCCATGCTTTAATCCTCCTGATCATGTGCTTTTTGGTTGATGTATTTATCCAGCTTGTCCTTAGCCACTGGAACGCTATGGTTACAATTAAGCTGCATGAGTCCATCTAATGTGGCACTCATACAGTAACAAATTAGTGTCATTTCTTTTTTAATGTTCTGTATATCTTTGTCTTGACATTCTTGTTTCTTGACCCAATTAAAAATTTTGTTATAATACTTGAACAACGTATATAACGCGGTCAGCAAGGCCACGATTGAGATGACTGTACTTGCATCTACATACATATACTTCCTCACTTTCTTATTTTTTTTATATCAAAAAAGCCACCCTTCTCAGGACGGCTTGATGATTGATTATAAATTATGATTCATTTAATTCTTTAATTGATTCCTCTAAAAGTTTGAACCAAGTTTGCTCTGTTTCCTCTGGAACAAATTCTAGCAAGGTCTCCATGACATTTAGTAACGGTTTCTTCTTTTCATCATTCATAGTAACTCCTATAGTTTTCTTTTATAATATCATAAATATTAATTACCTAATCAACTATATTATCACGTGGTAATAATCAAGTACAAATAGCAAACCAATCTGTAACTGTATAAAAATTTCCCGCTCCAAAAGCGCCCAAATTAAAGCCCTCTTGACTAATCTCTAGAACTCTTATATTTTCGGTTGACTGCCCGCTACGCATTTGTAAGAACACTCTAGGAACTGATGGAAAAGAAACCCCAAATGCAACATACACTATAGCCCACCCAGAATCAGTTGGTAAAGTTAAATTTACAGAACCCGTACGCATTCCGGTAATTCGTGGGGCATAATCATCACCTAATTGTAATCCACCTGATTTTATATTTACTCCAGTTTTAGCTTCTAACTTATCCGAATATACGCTAATACAAGATAAAGCATTTGTAAAAATATTACCTGCGCCAAGAATTGTCTTAGCTCCTGACTGAGCCCCAGAAGTTCTCTCTAAAACTATCATATTTCTTACAGAATTTGGCACTATACTAAATGCAGCATTAACAACATTAGGCCAAATACCATTGTACATTCTATTCACATATATCATATCTAATGAAGTTATTTTTCCATCTCCATCAATATCGTATAACGCTAACTCTGTAGCCGTTGGCGTTGCAGTTCCTAAAATAAAGGGACGCATAATATCTGAATAATTTGAAGGGAATGGACCAAAAGTTTCAGATGACAATGCTGATAGCCCTTTTACATTTATAGTAAATCCCGCAAGATTACCTGCAGTAGAAACGATACTTCCATCTGTAGCAATTTTAAAATACTTGCTATCCCAAGTACCTGTATCTAATGTTAATTTCATACCAGATACTGAAGGTACATAATTAGAACTCTGTAAAATACCTGCAGTTAATGTACCTAAATTAGCTGAGATAGATGAAAGCATTGATACATTTAAGTTTGTGGCTGTTATTTTATTTGCCCCTATAAGCCCGCTTACCAATAAATCACTTACATTTATCTTAGCGGCTGTTATAGCACTTGCAACGATTTTTTCAGTAGTTATAACCCCATCCTTAATTGAAGTTGTAGTTGATTTTCTTCTAAAAATTGCATTACTTACATAAAGTTGCATTTTTGTGCTAGAAGTATCTTCAATGCCTAATATAAAATACACATTTGAATTTATAGTACTTGTGTTCAACTTTATAGAACTTTTACATACTGTTGCAGTACTTGTTATTGAAAAGTTTGAATCAGCTAAATATGAACTAGTGTTAACTTTATTAACATCATATCCATAAAGATATACTCTTAATGTGGCTACGTTTGCAGATTTAATTGTAAACTGAAAATATATTTCATCAAAATCAGTGGCCGATGTATATGTAAATGTATTTTGAGTATAGTCACATAACATTAGTGAAGCATTTGTGGCAATACCCTTAGATATTGATGAGCCATTAGTTATAGTTTGTCCTTTGAAGAATGTCACAGGCAGCATTGAACTAGGAAGATATTCATTTACTGTTGCATAATTTGTTGGATCTCCAATAGCTATTTTATTGGCAGCAATTGTGTTAGCTACAAGCATATCTCCTGTGATAGTTCCAGCTTGTATTCTAGAAGCGCTTATATATCCCGCTGTTATTTTACCTGCATCAATATTTGAAATTGCATTGTTTCCAAATTTACTTACTACCCATGCTGTTCCACTCCAATAATATACGGTATTGTCTAAAGAAGTGTTGAACCATAAATCATTAACCTTATAAGATCCACCACTTGGTGCTACACTTGCATAATAAATAGTATTTTTACCATCTGCTGTAGATTGAGCTGTAGTTATCGAATCATTGACTGCTGCAGCTAATTTAGCTGTAGTTATTGCACCATCTGTAATTTGTACCCCATTTATAGTTCCAACAGTTAAGCTTGCACAATCTAAATTTACTACAGTTATATTTGCCGCATCCAGTTTTCCTGCTGTTATTTTGTTGGCTGTTAAATCTACTATTTTTGCGTCTGTTATACTACCATCTGATATCTGTACTGTTCCTATAGCACCTTGGCCTATCATTGCAGTTGTAATACTACCGACGGCAATGTTTGCAAGGTCGATTGTTGCATATCTTAAATTTGCAGATGTTACCGTTAATGTTGTCACCTCTAATTCGTCCACCCTAGCTCTTACAGCACTAAATTCGATAGTTGAAACAGTATGTGACTCAACCCATTGTGCATCTACTTTGTCAGCCATTAGCACATTGACTAACATAAGCTCTGTATATGTACGTTCAATCGCCTTTGTCGTTGGTCCCTTAAAATCACTTTTGCTTTCTTCTTCTGTTTTTCCAACAGCTCCAACCGTAGTTGAAATACCACCATCAAATTCCTGGGTAAGTGCCATACATGGTATTTTGCAACTACTACCAAATAAATCAGTTACAGTTATAACATCCCAAGGATCAAGCCGTGGATCTCCGAAAAATTTACATGCACCAGGGCGATAGGTATAATTCCCAATTACTGAAAAAATACTGTTAAGTCTGTCTTGAGTCATTAATGGGTTTGCAATGCTTATGCCTGTATATCCACTCCCTGTTGTCAACGTAGTACTGTTATCAACAGAACAGTCAATCTTATTCACCATAAAGTCTTTTTCATTTGTGGAAAGCGACACATATCTGCCCGGCCCAACAGTGTAACTGTTATCTTCATACCATCTTATTTCTAGTTTTCCATCCCTGTTTATACAAGCAAACTTACCATATAAAGATGCCAAATAACCAAGCATTTCTCTGCATGTAAAGCCATCCTTTTTAGTTGATATTACAATAGTGCCTAATCCTGTTGTAGCACGACTAATTCGAAGTAATGTACATATTTCATCCAGCATTTGTATTGCAGTTGTAGGATAAACTAGATTTGAAAAATAAGGAATGCTATCCGCTTTATTCATCCTATCATAAGCAGTGATTTTCAGAATCTTACCACTCTTCTCAGGTTTTTTCACAGTAAAATAACCAACTCGGATATATTCTATCGAGTTGGCCAACTGTAATCCTGTAAGAATTTCTATTTCTTTGTTTTCTAACATTATATCAGGATCAGATATCTCCGCTTCAATATAAGCAGAAAAAGCGCCTCCGATCTTAATATCGTCATCACCATTAGAGCCACCGTTATGTTTGATACTCTTTATCCCGTATGCAATAATGTCACTTCCAGATTTAATCTTCGCATAAAATGTTCTTGCGCACTGTGACACAACGGAAGCAAATTCTGTTGAAGCTTGATACATTGTATCACCTCTTTTCCTATTCTTTGATCATAAATCGGATTGCTTCAGCATCTGCCACAGAAAGCTCTAGCTGTTCAATTACAACAAAGTCAACTTCATGTACTTCAACTTCCACTTCAATTTCAAGAAGTTCTGTAGCATCTTTATTCCAATCTGTAACACTTTCCTTCGCAATCTCGATATTGCCTGTTGCCTTATAAGCTGGTTCTTTTTTATTATCTTTTACATTGTACAGATCTAGAAGCTTATTCCTTTCCTCTTCATAATCCTTGTAGTGTTCGCGTAATTTATTAAGATTCTTGGCCAATGCAAAACTCAATTTAACTGGAAGCTTTTCCTTAGTAAAAGTGCTTAACTGATTGATGTGTTCAATTATTTCTTTATTTTTCATTATACAATACCTCCTTGAGCGACTGCGATAGCTTGTGTTTCAAAGTCTTTTACATCTGCTTCGATGGCCACCTGATTTTTAGTATATAGAGCTACATTAGGTATTGTTTTGCTAAGGGATACACTTCCGTCCGATTGAATATTAGCACCTAGGTAGGCCGCCACTACATCCCCTATCTTACTTTGTCCATTAATATTTGCTGTCTTTGTTGTTGTTAACATTTTAATACCTCCTTGTTATTGTTCAATTATCTCTACTGAAACACTTTGATAATAATAAATTCCATCATCTAAATATCCTTTATGTACTTTTGATAGGGTACCCCTGTAGGTTAATATCGTGATATCTATTCCGTCGTCATGGAAGGTGATAGGAAAAAAACCTGATTTTAAATTAGTTTTTATTGTTACTTCCTCTATTTCAGTTAAGATTCCCCATTTTATGGTTAGTGTCTTTTTCTCAGCCAATACATCGCCTGCCATAGTTGCATCTGCAGTACGTCCAGTATTACTACTCCAAATAATTTCATCATCCACGCTTAGCTCTACTGGCCCCGGTAAATCAACTTCTCCTGCTTTTAAAATTGCCACTTCCTATCACCTCCTATATAATTATTTCACATACGCCCGTTGCTTTTGTATGCTGGTTTATCTTTGTAACCATTACATCTTTTAAACTCTTTCCATCAACTACAAAGTCAAGATTTAATTCCTTCAATACTTTTAATATTTCTTTTAGTATTTTTATTATCTCTAAAGAACCTCCTCCACTTCCAGACATCTGTACAGCTTCAAGTGCCATCTGGCGAAGTTTACTTTCGGGAGATACGATTTCACCTTCTCGTTTATTATCTCCGATCATTGCTAGCTGAGGTTGGTTAGCTCCTACATATCCACCTTGTGCAAGCTTAGGAATACTTAACATTCCTAATTTGCCAATATCAACGCCCGGTATTTTATTAATCAGGCCAATAGCACCATTTATTGCTTTGATGAATCCATTGATTGTGTTTTCTGCAAATCCGATAATGCTATTTACTACATATTTAAACGCATCACCTATGGAATTGCCAATAACAGATCCGATACTGCTGAATTTCTCTTTTATAATATCCCATAAGCCACCAAAGAAACTTGCGACACCTGAGAATGCTCCTTTTACCGCATTCCATGCTCCACTGAAGACACCACCGAACCATGAACCCACTGAAGAAAATATACTGACTATCCCGTTCCATACGCCAAAAAAGAAGTCCCAATACGCATTAAATACATAACATATTCCATTCCATGCTGCGGTAAATATGCCTTTGAACCAATCGACCACTACGCTGAATATGCTTACAATGCCATCCCATAGACCTTTAAAGAATGCTGCCAATGGTTGAATGACTGTAGTATTAAACCACTCTGCCACTCCATTCCATATCGAAACAATTCCAGCCCAAACATTTGCTGCCGTTTCTTTTACAAAATCCCAATTCTTTACAAGCAAGTAAATACCTGCTATAAGAGCTACTATTGCCGCTATTACTAAGGTTATAGGACTTGTAAGAACAATCAAAGCTCCGTTCAATATCCATACTGCAGCCGCGCAAACTGTTGTGGCCACTGTACTGGCTACTGTAGCAGCTGTTGATGCTAATAGTACTGCTTTGCTGATTACCCACTGTGCGCAATTTGTAACAAGCGCTGCTGTTGATTTTGCGATACCAACTACAAAATACTTTGCATACATTGCACTTATCTGAAGCATAACAATTTGATCTTTAATTTTTGTTATTGTACATGCTTTGAGAGCAGCAGTCATTTTATTAAGCATCCCAGGTATACCACCTACATTTGTAAGAAATACAGCTAAATCGACGCCTTTCCATGCTGCCGCAAATATTCCTACAGTTACAGCCATTGCCTGAACCGTTCCCTGGTTGTTATTGATCCAGTCCGATACACCTTTTAAGGCTACAGTTGTACCATCTAATACTGATACAATCGCTCCGCCTGTCCATGCTGCTAGTGGCTGTAAAAAGCTGTCCCATGCCCATTGCCATAAAGGCTGTAATGCCTTAAGTGTACTGCTAAACACATCCAAAGCCCCAGCTGTTACATCTAAGAATGCGGGTAAAAAATCTTGTATTGTCCATGTTGCAAGAGGTACTAATATATTTGTGTAAGCCCATCCAAGTGCGTCCCATAACGTATCCGCGAGCGCTGATGCAGAATCTCCTATATTGATAAATGCGGCCATTAAAGGACCAAAGTTTATATTCCTTAATGGTTCGAGTACTGCCAACAATTTTGATGCCGCTGATTCTGCCGCTGATGTATCAGGGGCTATAACTGCAGTTGGCGTTACCGATGTACTTCCTGTGCTTGTCCCTACTGATGTATCACTTGATGCTGAATCGCCTATTTTAGTAATTTGATCAAATCCCGCAAGCGCTTTTGCTGCTTTATCTGCACTTGATTTTGTTGCATCTCCGAGGCCTGTAACATCTGCAGCTGCATCGACTGCATTGCTTGCTATGTTTGCAAGTGCACTTCCTGTTGATGATGATGCATTAACACCACCAGTTAATACATTAGTAAATGAGGAAAAACTTGACGCAAGACCGCTTACTTTTGACAATAATGTATTTACCATATTGATTACTGGTGTGAATACATTAATGAGACCTTGACCGATACTAGCTTTTAATGCATCAAATTGAGTACTAAGTATTCTAACCTGATTTGCCCATGATCCGCTTGTCTTTGCAAAATCTCCCTGGGCCAGTCCTAGTGCAGACATAACATATGCATATCTTAAAGCGGTTTTTTGTTGTTCCGTCATTGCAACTGTGGTTTTTCCAAATCCGTTATTTAATGCATAATTATCTAAGTTCGTCTGTGTCATTACTACACCGAGATCCTTGAGCGATTCTGTTTCTCCTGTCCATATGGACTTGAGTTTTGTGTATGCTTCATCATTTCCTATATTAAAGAATGACGCTACATCACCAGCTGCACCCGTAACTCCTGCTGCCATATCGTAAGATGCCTTTTCAGTAAATCCCATTGATTCTGACATCGCCCCAAGCGTACCCATATACTTCTTTGCAACTGTCTCTGACAAGCCAAACTGACTCATAGCGTTAGATGCAAAGCTATCTATCTGGTTGCTCATATTGGGAAATGCTGTATCAACTACATTTTCAACTTCGGTTAAGTTACTTCCAAGTTTTATGCATGACATTGTGAAACTTGCAACTGCAGCAACTCCTAGGACCATTCCAATTTTACTACCAAGACCTGAAAACGATTTAGTTGTTCCCTTTTCAGCTTTTCCTGCAATTCCATTTAACTGCTTATTAAAAGTTCCCGGATTGACATTTAAACCAAGGTCTATATTTCCAACTGTGGTACCCATATCTGTTATACCTCCTTCCATGATTATTTTTAATTGCTAACTAAAGGATGCTTTGCACCATGCTTGGAAATTATCAAGATACGCTTTGTATGCTGCCGGATCATCTCTTCTTTTTTTGTTCTGATATATAAGCCATTCGTTTCTAATCTTCTTCTGATCCTTAGTAAATTCCTTAAGCACCTTAGGATCCTTTTCTGCTCTAAGTGATACGACACGCCCTAATGGCGTTTCCGGCATAATTCCTGAAAGAAGAGTGCAAAATTCTGACCAAGACATATCTTCTTCCTGTCTCAGTCTTATTCCGTATTGCTTGGCGAATGAAGCTTCAATCAAATCATAGTCATAATACAAGTCATAGTAACTCTCGCTATTGTTGAAATCGTTTCTCTGCGGCTTCCATGTCTTCTAATGTCTGCCCTGTCGCAGCAGCCATTACAGCGTTATAAACTAATTTGTACTCTGGTAGCGGTAAATCAAGCTTATCAATGGCCTTAACCACTGTCGGGCTTACAAGCATAGCTAAAATCTTTTCCATGAATACGAATTCATCGTATCCCTCTTCGGTTTCTTTAGCCTTTTTTTGCTGTTCATTAACAAGCAACTGCATTGTAAGAATTACGCTCTTTCTATTGTTTACGGTTGCAACAATGTCGTCGCTGATTTTGACCATTGGCAACTCGTTTGTTATCTTGCTTGAAATATCTATTATATTTGCCATCTATTTCCTCCAAATTAAATAGAGCAGACACTGTCTGTGCCTGCTCATTGCTATTATTTGTTATGCTGCATATACAACATAACTTGGTTTACCATCACTTAAAGCTTCCCACTCTAACCCATCAGCTGCAGTACTATCTCCACCCATGCTAGTTGTATTGATTACACAGTTAAATGTGAGTGCATCTCCATTAGGAAATGTGATTGTAAAAATTGAATTACAATCTTGTCCATTCTTCCAGGCAAGAGCTGCAACATAATCATTTCCAGGATCTCCGTAATTTCTCTTACCTGACATAGATACTGATAATGATTTCGCAGTCATTAATCTTCTTACCCATCCACCCAGGTCCATAGGATTCCATTCTTCAACGGATCCATCAATACTGATAGATAATGATTCTGCATCTTTTACAACTGTTGATGTTACACCTGTTCTTCCCGATGTATTTACGCCAAACAAGAGCGCATTAACTGGATTTACACCAGTCAAAATAGTTGGTGAATTAACCATTTGAACTAAGTATACCTGTCCATCTAAAAGGCCGGTAATACTTGTACCTGTTAATGTTGCTAAATCTGCATAAGCAACACTGGCTCCAGCCGTGCCTAATATTCCTCCTGCAAGCACAGGGAAAGTAAATCCTCCTGTGGTCACTTTATATTTCTTACCTGTTGTAAGTCCTGTTACGCTTGCTGTTCCGGCTGTACCAAGTGAACTACTTGCTAATAAAATTGCCATAATTCAATCATCCTTCCTTTATTGTTATATCTAAATCTATTACGTACTCGTAAATGTCATTATCATTGACACCCACAGGCACAGGTTCATCATTTTTCATATTAAAAAAGCACTCATGCTTGATAATTGTAGCTTGAGTGCCTTTGAATATATTATATATACTTTGTGCTGCCACTTCTGAAGTATCACAATATTTTGTCCCTTGAACTAATATTGTAATACC